TGGCTTCAAGACCTAAAGAGAACCCACCAATACCTGCAAACAAATCTAGGACTTTATGTTTCATTGGTTCTCCGTATAAAACCCCTGATCTAGCAACCACGCTTTGAGTTCTGGATCTGCTAAAAATTTATGCTTGAGTCGTTTCAATAATCTTTTTCCTGAATCACAAGCCGATTGATGGCTGACATGATGACCTTCAATTTCCGTTAGGTGTGCTGCTATCTCTCGCCATGTAGAGTTCCTTGTTAATCTTTTCCCAGTAACCTTGGGTGGTAACTTTGCGATGTCCATTCGGCCCTCCGTTATGTATTCGTGCTAGAGTTTCTGGAGTCCTATCAGGAGCATATCTATTCCAATACGCCAGCATCACTCGCTGTGCATACTCCTGCTTACATACATCCTTGTAATCTCCTCCTATCTCTGGGTTCTCCTCTAGTGCATCTGTCCAGTATGCGACAGAAATCTGGTACGGCCCAAGGGATAATCCTTCATCACCAAGAGCCGTACTGGGATCAGATTCCCCACCAGTTTCTACTACACGAATAGCGTTAAATAGGGAGTTCAGATTCATCATCTCCACTCCTTTCCCATTCATGTAGCCGTCCTGTATCTGGTTCGTATCTAAGTAGACAGGCAATGCCTGTTTCTCCACTGAATCTATTTTTAAGAACTCGGACTGTGGTGACGTTACTTTCTCCGCACCCTTCTTGTAGGTTTCGTTCAAGGCCAACCACCAGATCACTAAGCTGACCAATAGCATGAGACCCACGAAGTTGAGCCAACGATGTAAGAGCACCTTCCTCATGCCCTCGTCCTTCTGGTCTGCTTAGGTGTGATACTAAAAATACTGCTACTCCAAGTTCTTCTACCATAGACCTTATCTTGGTCATGGCATTGTCAATTAGCCTTCGTTCGTTGAATGTTTGGGATTCTTCAAGACCACTGATAACAATAGACAAGTGATCCAAGAAGATATGAGATGCTCCCATTTGAAGCACCATGTACCTAATCTTGGAGAGCAAGTGTTCGTATTGTAAAGAGCCAAAGTGGTCATATAAAACAAGTCGGTTCTTTCCCATAACTTTCTTGAATGTTTCTTTGAGTACCCCTTCATCATACTCCCAGTAGTGTGGTGGTTTGTTCAGTTCAATCCCCATGAGACCTCTGGAAGTTTTCACTACTGATTCCTCAAGTGCAAGGTATCCAACAGTATGTCCTTGCTGCATGAGCCAGTAACAAAGTTCTCTACATACTGAAGACTTACCTACACCTGTGCCAGAACATAGAGTGACAAGTTCACCCTGTCTAATTCCATGAGTTAAAGCATTAAGACCCGACCAAGGATACGATACGGATTCAACAAGTTCATCTTCTTGTAGTCTCTCCCATAAATCCTCACCACATACCACCCCATCTGGTCTAAAAATTTTTGCCCCATAAATCGCATTGACAAGTTCCTTAACCTTACCTTCCATGAGACATTCGTTAGCATCCTTATATGGTAGGTCGGTAACTCTCTTGGCTTTTCCTGGAGACATCAGTAAGCAACACTCGTTGGCTGCTTCAATGCCCACCTCATCATTATCAAAACAGAAGTGAACGTGGTCGAACTGCTCTAAGAACTCTATGGATCTTCTGATAGCTTTGGCTGCACCCTTCGCTCCATTGGGAACAGAGACTACAGGCCACTTGTTGCCAAACGCTTGGCTCACTGAGAGACAATCGAGTTCACCCTCGGTAACAGTTATGAACTTACCCCCATCACGCCAGAGGTGTTCACCATACAGCGTAGTAGCCTTCCCCAACATCTTGAATGACTTGTCCTTGAACCTAAGTTTCTGGGCAGTAAGAACACCACCCGCATCCCTGTAGTTTGCAACGTGGCAGATGTCTCCATTGTAATCCCCGATGCCATACCCAAACTTTCTGCAAGTGTCTTCGGATAAACCTCTGGATTTTATGGGGCTAGATTCATGCTCAAGGAAGGTGTGACTCTTGGGCTTTGTTTCAATACGGGCTGGCGGTGAATCTGTAGGTGGTTCATAGTGTTCGCACCCAAAGCAGTACGCATGACCATCATCGTATCTCCCCAATGCGTCAGATGATCCACAAGAAGGACATGGTTCATGTTGTAGGAACACAGAGGAGTTCGATTCGTGGCCCATGCTCGTCCTCCCATCGCTTAACTGCGGTGATTCTTTTAATTTGGTCATCATCTTTCCAAACAATTCCGTTGAGTACATCCAGTGTTTTCAAATAATTATCTACATCACCTCTTGGTTCGGCTCTCTTGGTGCTCTTTGGTCGCTTACAGTAGAACCACACAGATATCTCCAGAGTTCCAGAAAGGGGCTGACCAGAATACACTTCAGGCGCAACTGATTCAGCCTCCTTTCGGAACTTGGTGTACCGTTTCCCGTAGTAAACCCCCCACTTAGTAACTCTAGGACGAGATGCAGGAACAGGCTCAATGGGAAACTTGAGGAGAAAAGAGGTCATTAAGTTCCACACAATCCGTCACAATGTTCATCCCAACCAAACAAATTCGGGTCTTCTTTATCAGTAAGATCCAGTTGATCTAGGGGAATACATTTGCGATGAACATACGCTTCGTTTTCTAGTTTTGGTTGATGTCGGATATCTTTATCAAACTGAACTGCATCAGCCCAGAGTTCAGGATCAGCTTTTATACGCGTCCACTCAGCGTTAGTATGGTAGGGGCAGCCAATACAAGCGGAGCGTGGAGGATCAATGTTGTAGTTATCCTGTATCCACGCAATGCAATCTGATCGCTTCCACTCCTTGTCCAGCATAGCAAAAGGTATTCCGATTAGTGGAAATATGTGCCTCATAAACTTATGCTTAGAAGGTTTCACTCTGCTTATTTCATCATAAGAAATACCCATCCACTGATCTACTACACAAGTCTTTGGAGCGTGTTGTCGTGGTTTGAGTCCAAGTAGTTCCTGACGAATATACTTATGAACTGGAACTACCTTGTAGTCGTATGTACACTGTCTCCAAAGCCTACCCTCATTCTTTGAACCTTCTTTTGCCTTGGTAAACAGAGGAATACTTGCAGCCCTCGTGTTAGTTTCAATACCCTTCAGATAATCCTCTTTAAGATTACCTGCACTAACTGTAACTACAGGTATGTCATGCTTTGCTGCTTCTTCAGTTAGAAATTTCAACTGTTCATAAACAGCAGGTGACTCCCACCCCACATCGGCAAAAATAGCGACATCCAACTTAGGAAGCATCTCCTTACAGGACATAAGAAGTAAGGCAGAAGATTGTACCCCCGCACCTAAAGATAGAACTTGAAAGTTAGATGAACTCATCATCACCCAGTTCTTCTGTTGTGTTCTCAGTAAGAATCCACTTGGTAATTAGGTTTACAAGATAGTTATAATCTTCCTGTTCAATGTCCATAATCTTGCACTCATAAACCCATTGCTTTACTATTTGCTTCACAGGTTCTCGCACTTCGATATGTTTATCTAAATCAGCGATGTCTACGAGTGATGCTTCTAGTTTATTCATTAAGTTATTTGTAACCATTGTTGCTCTCCTTAAATAAAGTCTTCGTCAGTAATCCCAGTGGTTTCTGGCGTGTCTTCACTCATCGAAGCACTAACAGCTTCAAAGCCGTCTTCTTCATTGAAGTCAAATCCAGTAGTTCCACTCGGAGAATACTCCTTGAGGTCTAGGACTTGGACAACTTTGCATCGAAGGCTTACTCCAACACCTATCTGTGCTGTGTAATAAGGGAATACCTCACAACCAACCCGAACCATAGAACCAGCACCCACTATTTCAGTCATGGGGTTTCGCTTGGCATCCATAAGAACTGGTCTCTGAGTTATCTTCTTGCCGTCATACTCATATTGAGCCTTGAGTTTGAATTTGATATCTACTTGACCTGTTTCATTATCCTCATCATCTGTCACATCCATAACTGGTAAGTCTGCGACCTTGAGTTTCTTCTTGCCCTCTGTTTCGCAGGACTCTGTGTAATGTGTATCTCTAATTTCTGTGAGTTTGTTTATGAAATCTGCTGCATCCTCACGGGTCAGGCGAAGGTTCACTTTGTACACTCCATCAGTGTCGAACTTTCTATCTGGTTCATTCAACCAAGGGTAGATAGCCGTTCCCTGTGGTGTCGTTAGCCTTGATAATCTTCTACGTTTGCTCATGGTTTTTTCTCCTACGCAAAGTAATACTGTGAATCGAGAACTTGCTCGATGTCGAGACCACCCACATAAGGGATCTCTGGTAATGTTATTCCTATCGGCAGTAACACCGAAATTTGTTTAGCAAAATCTGCAAGTAAATCTTGAGAGAATAACTGGACGGTTGCTGTCCTCAAGCAAGTGCTGAGAACACCCGAATCAGCAGCCGTAGTCGCATACGAATCATGTATCATTGAGAATTGGTCTACATCATTTAGAGCTGCTAGGTTCACTGTCTGCATCATAAGGCAAGCATCCAAAGAGTGTACAAAGTTTGGGCAGATTCCATTGATGTTTTTACGAGCACTCATCTCGCCCCGTCCATGTTGAAGGCGGTGTCTCCGAATTTTATCACCAATGGAAGTCTTCACCTCGTAGATGGCTTGCTTCTCATACAACTGCTTGACTAAGAATCCCGAAGGTACGCTCCACATTGGGTTTACATCATTGTCCATGCAGATCCTAGCGACAGCTCTCAGCCAATCCATGCCCATCCTTGCCGACTTAACGGATTCCCCAATAGACTCCCATATCAAATCACTGAGGAAGATGCAGGGTCTAAACATTTCTGTTCCAAAAGGATTCTCTCGTTTTCTCCTGAACACTTGCTCCTTGAACCACTCAAC